TACATAATACGAAGCAGCCGAACAGAATGAATTCCCCTATTGACACATGGTTAATAAATATGTTAAAATTAGTTGAAATCAGAGAAGGGAAACTCGTTAAAACCAGATTGGAGTAAGATTATGTGCAAGCCCCGTTTTCCGTTGTCTGTTGAAAGAAAGTTTATCTACCGGGCATTTCTCAAGGAGTCTGGGGAGATATTGGAAGCTGAGGACTTTAAAACCCTGTATCGGGTTACAAGGTTCCATCTTCGTATTGATTCTCGGTACCTTGAAACTGAATATTGCAGTGCAGAGGCCACTTTTGAATACGGTTATTCGGTATCCTATGAGATTTCTAAGGGACGTTTTCACTGTGAGTGGAATTCACTTGATAGTATTGGATATCTGCGAGTGTCTACGTTGTCAGAAATGTTCTATCGGTTTTCAGATGGGAAAACGATGTGCAATCATGTGAAGAAGGAGGATTGATACTATGTTGGAGGGAACTTATGTACATCATCATTCGCAGGTATCTGCGAGAGACCTGCTCACCCTGTGGTTGATGGTCAATGCCAGGGGGGGCATGAAGTACACCCCGGAAAACGGGGTAAAACTTGCAGACCTGTTCCCCGGTTTTGTGGATGTATCTTTCTTGATGAACGTATGGAAGGAGCTTGTGGACGATGAGTAACGAAGGTGTATTTGAATTCTACAGGGACCGGCTTTCTGCTTGTCCCTCCTATGGTTTCAAGGCGGGGCATGATTTGCTCCGTCTTGTTCTCCGTTGTGCATTATCAGATTCTTTCTTGACCCGTTCCGAGTTTAATAGTATTATGAACTTAGCCGAACAGGCACATATCAAAATGATGGAGGACAATTATAATGCAGGATGGAAAGATGAGTAAGACCCGCAAGGGGGACAGGGAGATTATCTCTGTCTCCCTCCCTCTGGAAGTGTTTGACAAGATGGAGGAACTTTGTGACCACTATAACATGAACAGAAGTGCAATGATCGCTAATGCCATTTCTAATTATCTTCGGGAAATGGGTATCCGGGTAGGTGAGCGATAATGGCCAGAGTCACAGAGCCGTCTTTCAAATTTTGGTTTGACGAGAAATACTATACTGTCCAAGGTGCGGAGACAATGGCCAGGATGGGTACGAAAGACGACCTGTCCACCATGCGTGCGGAGTATACCCGGATGCGGGATGTTGCCCAAAAGCGGATTAAACGTCTGGAGAAGGAATACCCGGAAAGCAAGGCATACTCTCGGCACAAGGAAGGTTTTCCAAAACTTCGGGAATTAGACCCCCGGGACTTTGCCAAGGCTTTCTCCGACCTTGCAAAATTCGTAAGAGCGAAGACAAGCACTGTTACAGGACAACGTGTTGCACAGGCGAAAACAATGACTACTCTTAACAAGGCTATAGGTGCTGATGAAGAAGACGAAGAAGGTGTCAAAAAACAGGCCAAAGTAACAAAACAGAACTATTGGCGGGTGATGAAAATTCTGGAGGAATCCAGACGGTTGAAGGTAACTTATGATTCTGATAAGATTGTATCATTAGCAGAAACAACATTATCCTTCACCAAAGACCAATTTGATGTGGTATTGGATAATCTGCAAAAGCTGATACCCAATTCTGATGAAGTAGAGGGTTCCCTCGATGCCTACATGAAAGATCGGGAAATACAGGACTATCAGCGGGTAGACGTTGACGATTTTATTAAACAGTTAGGATGGTAAGTTCAAATGGTTGTAAAATGTGCGGATTTTCAACCAGAGCAGTATTTCAAAAATCCCCCATTGCTGAAGAATCGCCGGGGCAACCCCGGAGGGAAGAAACGGCATTATCTGGGAATTACAACGGCATTTGACATTGAGACCACTCTGATTGAGGATATTAATCAATCGGTTATGTACATCTGGCAGTGGCAGTTCGGTGAGGACTATACTGTCATAGGACGTACATGGGAGGAGTTTCTGGACTTGCAGAAACGTATAAAGGAAGTTCTCCCGGAAGACAGGTGGTTAGTTGTCTATGTCCATAATTTGTCCTATGAGTTTCAATTCTTAAAGGGCATTTATGCCTTTACACCGGAGGATGTTTTTGCTGTCGCTTCCCGAAAAGTTGTAAAGGCTGATATGTGGGGATGTTTTGAATTCCGTTGCAGTTACAAGCTGACGAATATGAGTTTGAAGCAGTTCACCAAGAAGATGAGAGTCGCCCACCAGAAGTTGTCTGGTGAGGAGTTTGACTATTCGCAAAAGCGGTATCCTTGGACAGAATTAACGGATGAGGAATTGGAATACTGCATAAACGATGTTTTAGGATTGGTTGAAGCCGTAAACGCACTTATGGACAGAGACGGAGACACATTGCAGACCATTCCCCTTACATCTACCGGATACGTCAGAAGAAATGCCAAAAGAGCGATGAAAAACGGAAACGTTCATCACAACTTTGTCTATTCCATCCTTCCTGACATTGAAACATATAGGGCACTCAAAGAGGCATTTCGCGGGGGAAACACCCACGCAAACAGGCACTATGCAGGAGATATCGTGGAGAACGTTCATAGTGCTGATAGATCATCAAGTTACCCGGCAGTGATGTGCAACTGTGAATTTCCTATGAGTGTCTTCACTCCCATTCTGCCAAAGGACTTGAACCCAGAGTATATAGCAAGGTGCATAACGATAAGGCACAAGGCACTCTTGTTGAGGATTGGGATCAGGGATTTGCATCTGAGGGATGAGTATTGGGGTTGTCCCTATCTCAGCAAGGATAAGTGCAGGAATATAAGGAAGGGAGTGGACACAGAGGATAATGGCAGGATTCTGAGAGCGGAATATCTGGAAACAACCATAACGGATGTGGACTTGCGGATTATCATGTCGGAGTATGCCGGGGAGATTATCTTCCTGCAAGGGTGGTATGCGTCTTATAAAAAACTCCCACAGCCTTTGATTGATGAAGTTATAAAATACTATAAGGATAAGACAGAACTGAAGGGAGTAAAGGGGCAGGAAATCTACTATGACAAGGCGAAAGCACTGCTCAATAGTCTGTATGGAATGATGGCACAAGACCCGGTAAAACACAATCTTATCTTCAGACAGGAGGGGGATTGGGACATAGATGATAGCAAGACCGATGAGGAGATTCTGGGCAGGAGCAACGAGAAAGCCTTTCTCGCCTATCAGTGGGGTGTATGGGTCACTTCATGGGCAAGGTGGGCACTCGAACAGGGAATAAGACTTGTGCATGAAACGGAGGGAGCAGATTTTGTGTACTGCGATACTGATAGTGTCAAGTATGTTGGTAGGGTTAGTTTTGAGGATTATAACGCTGAAAGGATTGCTGAGTGCAAAGAATCGGGAGCGTATGCAACAGATCCCTCTGGAGTCACTCATTATATGGGAGTGTTTGAGACCGAAGACAACCCAGAGACAGGAGTGGCATACAAATTCTTCAAGACGTTAGGGGCAAAGAAGTATGCTTACGTGGAAAAAGAGGGAGAGGGAGTACATTGCACTATTGCGGGTGTCAATAAAGCAAAGGGTGGTAAGGAACTCGACAAACATGGTGGCTTATCAGCATTTGCTGAAGGGTTTATCTTCACCGAAGCGGGTGGGACTCAAGCGGTGTACAACGATTCTCCTCAGATGGATCATGTGGACATTGAGAACCATGTTCTCCCGGTCACTGCTAACGTTGCTATCCTTCCTTCGGAGTACACGTTAGGCATCACCGGGGAGTACGAAAGAATTTTGAAATATTCCAAAAACTATCTTTACAACCCCTATGTAATCTGATAAAATTATCAAGGTGGTTGATGGCGAGCGTGGACATAAGCGAACACACACGCTACACTCAATTCAATATCGTCTGATGCCAAGGGATCACAAGCGATGGACTATGCGAAGACCCGGATGCCACCAGAACCCACACAACATTTTAAGGAGGAACTCAAACATGGAAATCATCAAGAAGACCGAAGGACTCACATCTGCTGACTTGTATGCTATGACCAAGGGGAATGACGTTCGCAAGATGGCCGATGCCAAGGGCGAAATCTTGGACGTTACCAAGTTTGTCCTGTACAAGGACGAAGACGTTCATGGTGAACCCATGACAGTGCTGGCCGTGGAGACCGTGGATGGTGCCAAGTACGCCACCAACTCCAAGACCTTCACCCGCAACTTCTCCGATATCCTTGCTATCTATGAGGCCGGGAATGAGGAGATGCCCACCCGTTTCGTGGTTGGCAGTGGCAAGAGCAAGAGCAACCGGGAATACTTGACCTGCGACATTGCCAAGTGAAAATCTATGACTCTTCCGGTTACGTAAACGTTAGGGGGATACTCGATGAAGGGTATCCCTTTAATTTTCTGGTAGGTGGGCGGGGAACCGGGAAGACCTACACGACCTTGAAGGTTGCCAAGGAAGATGGTAGGCGGTTCATGCTTATGCGGAGAACCCAGAGCCAAGCAGACCTTATCAGTAAGCCGGAATTCAGTGTGTTCAAGCCACTCAATGCGGACTTAGGGTGGAATGTGATGGTGAAATCCATCAGCAAGTACAACTCCATGTTTTATGAACCCGGAGGGGATGAGGAGAGTGTACGGCCAATAGGATATACTTGTGCCTTGTCCACCCTGTCCAATATGCGTGGTTTTGATGCGTCAGATATTCAGCTTCTTATCTATGATGAGTTTATCCCGGAGAAGCATGAAAGACTTCTGAAGAATGAAGCGGATGCCTTGTTCAATGCCTATGAGACCATGAACCGGAACCGGGAATTGAAGGGAATTGCTCCTATTCAGATGGTGTGTCTGGCCAACGCTAACGACATAACTAATCCCGTGTTTGAATCACTGAAATTGATTCGGATAGCAGACAAGATGCAGAAGGGAAACAGTGACAGGTGGACAGACGACAAGCGGGGTATTCAGCTTATCATGTTGCATCGTTCTCCTATCAGTAAAAAGAAATCTGCAACTGTCCTGTACAATCTGACAGACGGCTCAGACTTCTCCCAGATGGCATTGGATAATGACTTCAATATAGATCGTCAACACGTAAAACCCCGGCCATTATCGGAGTATGTTCCCGTCTGTTCTATTGGTGAGTTGTGTATGTACAGGCACAAGAGCGAGAACCGATTGTATGCCACAACACATCTGAGCGGGGTATTCAACAAGAAGTATTCTCTGTCAGATACGGACAGGATACACTATCAGAGAGTTTACAGAAGCCATTGGGATATGTACATTGGAGGGAAGGTGGACTTTGAGGATGTGCTGTCAGAGAAGCTATTTATCAAGTATTGGGATACCCCTTGATTGTTTCACGTGAAACATTTATAATAATTTTGGTGGGTATCCTGCCCAGTGCAAGCCTCGGAAGGGCGGGCATGACTCCGCACGGTCAAAAGGGATACTCACCATTCTTATTATCCGGGAAGGGAGGATCATCATGGAAATGGATGCGATTGTTAGCTTGTTCTCAAACCTTGCGGTACCCGTTGCCTGTCTGGTTGCCACATTCTACCTGTGGAACAAAGAGCGGGAAGATCACAAGCAGGAACAGAAGGAACTGACGGAAGCCATTGCAAACAATACTATTGTAATGCAGAAACTTGTGGACAAACTCGAACAGGAGGGAAAATAATGGTAACCAGAATCTCCGGGGAAGACCTTGCCCAACAGGCGGTATCCGGGAACTATGTGGGTATTCCCTATTCTAAACTCGATTGTCAGGGGTTTGTGGAAGAAGTGCTGAAGGATTGTGGTGTGCGAAAGGCAGACGGCACTCCCTACAATTGGCGGGGCAGTAACTCCATGTGGCGAAACTACATTAAGTGGAAGGGAACCATTCAAGAGTGCCTTGACAAGTTTGGTGAAATCCCTCTGGGTGCGTTTCTCTTCCTATTAAAATGGGATGGTAAAGAAACAGAGAGAGGCTACCACGATGGAGAGGGCAATGCTTCTCATGTTGGACTCTACACGGGAACCACTCCACTCCCCTGCATGGACTCACAGGGAAACCGGGGAGTTGACTATTGCAAGCTGAATGTGTTCACCCATGTAGGACTCATGGATATGGTGGACTATTACAACGAACCCCTCCCTCCCGAAGAACTCCCAACCAGAGAAGAAGCCTTGAAAGCGTTGGACACGTTGACAAAATACTTGAAGGAGGTTAATATCTAATGGAACTGAACACTATACTTGAACTTGTAAAGGCAGGATTCACAAAAGATGAGATCATGCAGATGGCACAACCTTCGCCCACTGTCCCTAACGCAGAACCCACACCCGTGGATACTCCTGCACAGATTGCAGAACCCGTCCCGGAACCCGTTGCTGAACCCGTTGCTGTTGCCCAACCCGTTGCCCAACCCGTACAAGCACAGGAACAGAAGGAACCCACGATGAGTGAACTCATGCAGAGCATAGCGAAGCTGACGAGTGCGGTACAGGCCAATGCTATTGCACAATCGGTGATGCCACAGGGAGTGTCTAATCCCCCTTCAGCGGAGTCCATGCTTGCAGAGATTATCCGACCGACATTCCACCAGAGGAGTGAGTAACCATGTTTGACCTTGTAAATGTAATGAAGGAAATTCTGGAAGTGCTGAAGGAACTTCTGGAAACAGTAAAGACTAACAAAGGAGGAACCAAGAAATGAGTGTAAATACCCTCACCTTTCAGCAGAGCAGTGCGGTACTCAATGACCTTGTAAAACAGGCCACGGGCAGGAGTGCAGTTATCAATACCGAAGCTGACTTTGTATCCGTTGCCCAGACGGCACTAACCCTTGGAAAGGACGTTATCTTCAACACCCTGTCCAATGTGCTGGCCAATACTATCTTCGCTATCCGTCCCTATTCCGCTTCCATGCGTGGACTTGAAAAAGACCTTCCTCAGTGGGGTGCCTACATGAGGAAGTTTAACATCGTTGCTTCTGATTGGTCGGACGATGATGCCTACAAATATCCGGTAGCCTTTGATGCCACGCAGACCGGCAACCCCACAGGCAATGGACTCTCCGTTGACCATTGGGTCATTAATAAGCGGGACTTCATTCAGACTAACTTCCTTGGTCAGTCTGTTTTCTCTGACCACTATACAGTATTTGAGGATCAGCTTGAAACAGCTTTCCGCTCCTCCTCTGAATTCGGTCAGTTCCTGTCCATGATTACCACGGATATGTCCAACAAGATTGAACTGGCCAAAGAGAACATGAGCCGGGGACTTGTTGCCAACTTCATTGGTGGATTGATTGCTGAGAACAATGCTTCCCGGAATGTCCACCTGCTGACCGAATACAATGCTCTGACAGGACTCTCGCTGACCGCAACCACTGTGTTCCAACCGGACAACTACCCCTCCTTTATGAAATGGGTGTATGGCAGAATTGCAAGTGTTGCTTCTCTGTTCAAGGAAATGTCCACCCGGTATCAGACCACCATTGATAGCAAGCCGGTTCCCCGTCACACTCCCTACAACAAGCAGAAGATGTATATGCTTGGACAGGATCGTTACCAGATTGATTCCCGTGTTCTGGCTGATACCTTCCATGACAACTATCTGAAGTACGCTGATGTGGAAACCATTAACTTCTGGCAAGGAATTGATACTCCTGACAAGATCATGGTAACCCCGACTTATACCAACACTTCCGGTGTGGCCACCACGGGCGATGCCGTTACCAAAACGGGTGTGTTCGCACTCCTGTTCGATGAGGATGCAATGGGATGGGCAATGATTCACGAGAAGGTTATTCCTACTTCCGTAAATGCCCGAGGGGAATACAGGAATATGTGGTACCATATGCGTCTCCGGTGCTTTAGTGACAACACTGAGAAAGGTGTTGTGTTCCTGCTCGATTGATGTAGATCAACCGGGCATGGGGATAGTTGGAAACGGCTATCCCCTATCTTTTTATGGAGGTTGAATATGCAGAATTTGAATCTCTACAAACAGTTCACAAAGAAGGAGAACAGTACCAAACGACCTTCCGCAGGAACAACCTTGTATCTTCAAGGCATATTGAAAGAACCCTGTTCAATTATGAATCCTGTAATAAAGATTGAACGACTCCCAGAGGATGCAATTCCCGGAGATTATACATATGCCAGATGGGTACAGGCAGACAGGTATTACTTTATTGAAGATTGGGTGTGGATGGATGGTTTATGGGAGGTACATCTGAAAGAGGATGTGCTTGCCACCTTCAAAACTGAAATAGGGAATAGTACGGAGTATGTGTTACGGGCGGATTCCACAACAGATTTTAATGGTGAAATAACCGATACAACCTATCCCGCTACAACAGATATTGTCACTAACACATTTACTTTGGATTCCATATTTCCGTCTGATATTGATGTTGGGTGCTATATAGTAGGCATTATTTCTGGCGGTAGCAGTAGTGCGGTAGGAGCCATATCCTATTATGCAATGACGGCTAACGAATTCGGGGCACTAAAAGAAAAACTGTTCTCTAATGACAATCTGGAGATCATGGGGATTATTGATTCCGGTGGACAGGCACTTGTACAGGATTTGTCCCAAGAAGTTTTGAAGACCATGTATAATCCATATCAGTATATTGTTTCCTGTATGTGGTTCCCTTTCTTCAAAAGTGTAATTCCCTCTTCCACGCAAGTAACAAGTATCAAAATAGGATGGTGGGATTATCCTCTCCAAGGATCGAGAATCTATGCCCAGACCCATGAAATTGGCAATGAACGATATGCCATTACCGCACATCCGCAAGCATCAAGGGGATCATATCTGAACTATGCTCCGTACACTAGAAGAACGTTGATTGGCAGATTCGGTACAGTTCCAATTGATACCACCATGTTCATTGTCGGGGACTATATTAATATCTCATATGTGATAGACCTTATAACCGGACAATGCTATGCGAAAATAGCAAGAAGACGGGATACGAACGAACACTTAATAGCAGAAAGAAACTTCCTTCTGGGAGTGCCCATTCAGCTTGCACAGGTGGGAACTGACTATCTTGGAACCGCAGTAAGTGCCTTGAATACTGCCCCACAAGTTGCGGGCGGAGCATTGAGAGGATTGGTAACAGGAGGGCCAGCCGGGGCAGTGATGGGTGCTATTGCAGGAGGTGCCTCCGGAATTTATAACACCCTTCAATCAGCAATGCCACAAGTTGAAACAGGTGGACAGAATGGCTCCTTCCTTGCGCCGGGGAATTTTACAAGAGTAGTGGAACAATTCTATAAAATAGTCGATGAGGATATAGCACATAGAGGAAGACCCCTTTGTGAATTACGACAACTCAATACACTATCTGGCTTTATTCAGTGTGCAGAAGGTGAACTTGATATCAGTTGTTATGATAATGAACGTAAAGAAATTACTCGATATCTGACAGAAGGATTTTTCTGGGAGTGATGACATGAACGTTGAACAATACAACGGGTATTGGATTGCAACAGACGTATATCTCAATCAATCCAACAGAAATGACAATGCAAAACTGATATGGGCATATCTCACAGGACTTGGTTGGACAGAATCGGCAGTAGCAGGAATCCTTGGGAATATGGACGTTGAATCTACCATGAACCCAGCACTCATTGAAGGAAGAGGAACCCACACACTCATCAGTAACACTGCCTGTCTTGCCATTGCAAACAATGTTGGTGTAGGATTAGTACAGTGGACAGGCCATACCACAACCCCTCCCGCAGGACAAAAACTTGCTTCATTCGCTATCCGGTATAATAAAGAATGGTATGATGGGGAACTTCAGTGCTTCAGACTCCAGAGGGAGTGCGAAGAAGATTTACAGTTTGACCACGGCACTGTAGATGGTGTAACATACGATTGGCAGGTGTTCATAGCATCTGAGGAAACCCCGGAGCAGTTAGCAAAAGTATGGCAGACCCTATACGAACGTGGAGGCACTGATACTCAAACCCGACAACAAAAAGCAAGATACTATTACAAACTATGTAAAGGCTCGCCACTCATTACCCTATTATGGGGATTCAGAAAGAAAAAGGAGTTGAGAACTGTATGCCGTCGAATATAGGATATGGAATCCCGGAAACCTATGACTATATCAATATGTACAATGCGTCCTTTAGTCCCTCCACTGTTCATGTCAAGAACACTTCCCTTCAACGTTTCTTCCGCAGATATCTTTTTCAAAAAGCTATTTCCGTTTTCAAATGGGAACTTCCCAAAACATGGAACAGAGACTATTTCCTGTATGTTCTCTATGCTTGGGGATATATCGGAGTGGTTGAAACAAACAAGTATGGAATCATCTGTCAAGCGGGTGTGCCTTACGGATATGATATCTACTATCAGCCCACAAACCTTATCATTACCAACCCTCTGCTGAAGGGGGCACTCCAACCCCGTATTGGGCAGGAATGTACAGTGTTCAAACTTCAACCGGATTGGGGAGGAATTAACGACCTTGTTAATTACTATGCGGATATGATGGCACTGTGTGCTGAGACGGCTTCTGTAAACCTTCTGAACTCCCACCTGTCCTTCGTATTCCCCGCAAAAGATAAGGCATCTGCTGAGACCTATAAGAAACTGTTCGATAGGGTAGCGGGTGGAGAACCCTGTGTCGTTGTAGACAAGCAACTATTCCGGGAAGATGGTACACCGGTGTGGAACACATTCCAACAGAATATTGGACAGAACTATATAGTGGATAAAGTGCTGGCCGATATGCGGAAGATAGAAGCAATGTTTGATACCGATATCGGTGTACCTAATGCCAACACAGACAAGCGAGAAAGGCTCATCACTGATGAAGTAAACGCTAACAATATTGAAACCATAACCCGATGTGAACTCTGGCTTGAGCAACTGAAGAAATCCGCAGAGGCTACCAATACAATGTTTGGCACTTCCATCTCCATAGATTGGAGACATGATCCTAACGAACAGGAGGATATGACTAATGGGAAGATCGGCAACTCTGAGTCCTCTGGGACTTTATGAATGGGACAATACCCTGTTTGACTTGATGCAGATTCCTTCCTCTCTGAACAGGGACACACTTATTAAAAACCTGATTGCTGAGACCGCAGAACTTGAAGTATTATACCCAAACCCTGTGGTTCTCAAAAATCTGATTGGTGTATGGAGTAACAAACAGATTGATATTTGGAATAGACTCTATACCACCACTCAATATGAGTATGACCCCATTGAGAACTATAACAGGTATGAGACAGGTAGCGATAGCGGTACGGGTAGGACTACCCACAGCGGTACGGATACCACTACAGAAAACACTACTCATGGCGGTAGAGACACCCGCACTATTGATAGAGATATGGGTGGCAGTGATACGAACTCCGGTAACAGCAAAGATGAACACTATATAGCAGGATTTGATTCTGTCGCAAGCGGAAACGATGACGGATTAGTCAAACAAACACGTGACGAAGCTGAAGGTTCAAGAACTACTCAATATGGAAGCACTGAAGATGTAACAGATACACTCGCTCATGGTGAAACAGTCGCAAAGACTGGTGGTATTACTCATGGAGAACAAGTTGCCACCACTAATGAAGGAGAACATGAACTTCATGCACACGGCAATATCGGTGTAACAACAACCCAGCAACTTATCCGTGAAGAACGGGACATTGACCTTTTTAACCTGTATGATATAATTATTGAGGACTTCAAGATGCGTTTTTGCATACTTGTTTATTAAGGAGGAGACAGCATGAACAATGGTGCTTTCGGAGAAAACTTCCCCTATTCAAATTTTCATGACCTCAACATGGACTGGATAATCAAAATTGCAAAAGACTTCCTCGACCAGTATACACACATTCAAGAAACCATCGACACCGGACTTGAAAATCTGGATAATAAAGCTGAAGAATTGAAAAACCTTCTTCAGCAGTGGTACGATACCCATAGCGAAGACATTGCTAATCAACTAGCGTCCGCACTAAATGATATTAACACTGCTCTTACCACAGCAGTAAACTCATTCGCAGTACAGGCACATCAAAAGGCAGAAGAAGCACTTGAGTCTATCCCCGCAGACTATACACAGTTGGGGACAGAAGTCGCAGATATAAAAAACTCATTTCTGCAAGGTTTCACTCCAAACAGCTATAAACCCGGATATTTGAACACAAAGGGTGCTCTTGTTTCTTCTGCTACAGACTGGAGTACAACCCCTTTCTATCCCATCCTGTCTAATATCATTGGAGTCAAGGGTCATGTTTCTTCACTATCTGGAACTGGATATAACATCTGCTTCTATGACAGCAATAGAACATTTATATCCGGAGCATTAATTGATAATTCAATTGCAGAAACCACAATCGAAACTATTGCCCCCGCCAATGCAAAACTGTTCAGATTCTCAAATACTAATCAGTACTTTTCTTCAAACAAATTGTATTTGATTCACGACTATAACTCTGAAATTACTTGTGATTCGCACTTCAGAAAAATGCTAATCAACCTCAAATTTGATGGATATATTAACACTTCTGGCAATCTTGTAGGTGCAGACCCTTGGGGGACTACTGATTACATATATGTACATGGCAATACATATACGGGACTAGAAGGAGTATTCTATAACCTTGGAAATAACGGTTATAATATTTCTCTCTATGATAAATATAAAAAATTCATACGTGGATATGGTATATATAATTATGATGTTAAATTCATGGGACAGAAAATCGATACTGAAAATGCGTACTATATGCGAATTTCATCCAACAGAACATACTTCAATCCCTGTTATGTAATTTACTCATATAGAGGAAGTTTCAAAAATCTTATAAATCGTAACGATGTTATTAGTAACTACTATGTGGATTATAGCACAGGAAACATCATTCAAAACAGTGGATATGGAGTAACACCTTTCATCCCTGTAATGCCCAGTGGAGTATATAGATATACAGTTAAAAAAGATATTGGAAATGAGTACGCAATTCAACAGTGTGCCTTCTACGATGAGAATATGAAATATGTATCTGGACTGCCTAATACCGGAGTTACTCATTCAGTAACGATTGTATTACCCAGTAACGTATACTATATAAGATGGACAATCAAACTGAACTATCAGAAAATTCAACTTGAAGCGGGTACTGTAGAAACAGACTATGAAAGATATTATCCGTATGACACAGACCCCGCACCTTGCCTTGTGGGTAGCACCAGAGAAATAACATCTGTACTTGAAGCACTGAAAGAACTTCCAGTATCTGTCCCCATTATTCTGGACAGCGAAACATTCAATATTATTAACGAGTATACAAATTATTATGGTGCGGGTTATTGGAGCAACTATGAGGGATATAATACTGCCGATCCATTTGATAGAGGTCTATGGCTTGCTAAGGGTAGAAAACTCTCTGGAACTGCACGTACCATAATCTCTTGTATGCACGATAATAGTAACGCAAATGTGACCAGATACTTCTCAGTATTCGCCAACACAGAAGATGTTGTATTGGAAAACCTCATGATTGAAATGAACTATGTGAGATACGCAATTCATGATGACTTCTCCAACACCATCGGAAACGGAACTATCATCTTCAGAAATATAAAATTCTCTGGACACTCTACAGGGCAAGTAATTGGTGGTGGAATGGGTCATAATAACACATACATCATTGAAAACTGTATCTTCAAAATCAACGAAAGCACATGGGATATTCACTACCACAACAGCACGGGTGGATTCTCTGATAACGTGAACAAGATTTATGTAAGGAATTGTTGGGGATACAGAGACATCGGTATTGAAGCATATGGGTCTGCACAAACACTTTCCAGTATGATGGTAAGCAGTTGTAAATTCAGAAACTATTCAGCTTATCGACCGGAAGACACTACAGTCGCACCCTATATGAATGTAGAAATGATAGAATGGTG